CAGGAAAAAGTCACCCGCATCAATCTGATCAACACCGGAACCCGTCGAATCGAAGTCGGTCGCGCGGGTCAGGATGTACACCGCACCGGCGTTGCCCGTCTGTGTGACCGTGTAGACGCCGTTGTATGCAGCGTTTCCTTCGTTCTTGATCAGAACCCGCTTGCCTACATCAGTCGGGGAGACGAAGGTGTGGCCATCAATGACCAGAGCACCATTGACGTTTCCGGTCAGGGTTGCGCCGACGCCTCCAGTGCCGTTGTTGTAGGTGTTCGCGGCCAGTGCCGTGGTCGTGGCGTAGACGCAGGACTGGTGGAAGTTGATGCCGGAGGCGATCGAGTCGGCATACGTCTTGTTAACGATGTCGTTTCCGTTGACCGGGGCCGTCGTGATCGTGCCCGTGGTCATCGTCACCGAAGTGAACGTGCCCGCAGCAGGGGTAGTTCCTCCGATAACCGTGTTGTTGATCGTGCCGCCCGTGATCGCAGGTGTGGCAATCGTGGGACTCGTACCGAAGACCAGAGATCCAGAACCAGTCTCGTCCGTGACCGCCGCAGCGAGGTTCGCGCTTGACGGGGTGGCCAGGAAGGTCGCAATACCCGCTCCCAGGCCACTGACGCCCGTGGAGATAGGTAGACCCGTTGCGTTGGTCAAAGTCCCCGAGGAAGGCGTTCCAAGGGCTCCTCCGTTGACCACCACAGAGCCAACGGTTCCGACATTGAGTCCGAGCGCCGTGGCAACTCCAGTTCCCAGGCCGGACACACCAGTGGAGATCGGCAAACCCGTGGCGTTCGTAAGCGTTCCCGAAGTGGGAGTGCCCAACGCAGGAGTAACCAGGGTCGGGGAGTTGAAGGTGCCATTGGTGACCGTCTTGCCGGTGAAGGTCAGCGAAGACGGCAGAGAAAGGGTGACATTCGTTGTGCCGGTTGCGGTGATCTCGTTGGCCGTGCCAGAGACAGACGCCACAGCGCCGATACCGCTCGGTGTGATGGTGACGTTGCTCGCACTGGTGATCTGGCCCTGTGCATTGACAGCAATCTGCGCGACTTCAGTGGCCGAACCATAGGTCGCCGCCGTCACACCCGTGTTGGCGATCGAGATCGTTCCGGTCGTGGTGATCGGACCACCCGTCAATCCGGTTCCGGTGTTGATCAGGGTCACGCCACCAGTCAGGGCGAACTGATTCCACCCGCTCAAGGTGTAGCCCTCAAACGTCGCCAAGTCCGTGTTGTAGCGAACCATGCCGGTCACGCCCGCAGACCTCTGCGCCGTGGTTCCCTTCGGCAAGGTGGTAGACCCAGTTCCAGGAAGGATCGGGTTGTCAGCAAGTCCGATGATCGGATCAGCGGAAGCGCCCGTGCCGTTCGCTACGTCGATTTCTGAGGCCGTACCTTGGATTGCCCTGAACGTGACCGCAGAAGGCCCTGAGAGGGCCAATAGGCCCGTTCCTGAGGCATTGGCCAGGGACAGGACGTTCCCATCCAGAGAGAAGGTCGGGTTGCCAGAGATTCCGTCACCGTTGGCGATCGACAAGCCCGTGGTTCCGGAGAACAGAGTCCTGCCCGTCAGGGTGGTCGGGCTCGTCTTGACCTGAATGCCGTTGCTCGACCCTGCAAGACTTGCAGCCGCACCTGTGAGGTTCAGGCGGAAAAAGGACTGCGATCCTCCGTCGGAGAGGGTAAAGTTCGCGTCGGTCGAGAAGTACCGGCTGTTGGGAAGCGTCGGCTCGTTGTTGACCGTCAGGAAGGTCTGAGTCTGAACCGGCGCATTCGCAATAGCAGCAGAGGTCGTCCGGACGGTCAACCCATCTTGTACAACCGGCACCAGTTCGGTGCCAGTTAGAGGCTGTGCGGCAGGAAGGTTGGTGATGGATACATTGGCCATTACGGTTGCACCTCAATGCCGTCCAGGTTCCCGTTGTCCTCAGGCGTATCGTTGTTCTGTTGAAGCGAAATGATCACAGACCCCGCAGTATCCACCGCCAGTCCGTTGGGGTCTAGAGCCACAGACACATCCGGACGAGGAAAACGCAGGTTGATCCGCTCAGTCTTCCTCGCAGGCAGACGGTAGGGGTCTTTCTCGTCAGCACAGCCCTGCTGACAGACCTTCAGACCAGGAAAGTTGTGGTCTGACATCTGTTCGTCCATAGGGCGCTTGAGGCGACACCGATCGCAAATGAAGATCGCAAGGGAGGCGTTGCCGAAGGTGTCGAGAAAGACCGGCATACCTACCTCGTGTAGACGCTGATGTTGGGCGCAAAGTAGATCGGCGAATGATCTCTTTCTTCCGCCTCTGCGAGGTTGAGATACTTCTCTGCTTGCTGCTCCAGGTACTGAATTCGCCCAATATCAACCGCGGGAAGTTCCAGAGACATCTGGTGGGCAAGCATATTGACCACAGCCAGATACCAACGCTGCGGAATCTGCAGTTCATCGGTCAGATCACCCACATCCATGATCTGTTTGGAGTACCAGACCGTCATTTGGATGAAAGGATCACTCGGAACCGGCCAAAGGTAGATTTCCGGCTGCGGAACAGTGCGGTTGAACCAGAACTGGTAGGGCTGATTGGCCGTAAAGTTCTTGTTGGGCAGGTTTGTGTAGTCGTCGCGGTTCAGACGGCTCATCGTGATCTCTTGGCTCATGTTGCCAACGTAGAACTCACGCAAAGCCAGGGTCGTACCGCCCGAAGCACGCACTCGGTAGTATTGAACGCTCTGTCCGGGGTCAATATCGGTCCAGATCCACTGGTTGTCGGTCACTATGACCGTTCCCAGGTTGTCCAAAGTGCTCCAAGTGGAGCCGTCGGTCGAGTATTCGAGCGTCAGAGTCCAGGTTGCACTGCCACCACCGGCTACATAGGGCAGGATGCCGATTGATCCGGCATAGATGGGGTTGTCAGTGCCGAAATTGATGCCGATGTTGCCGTTTGGGCTCGTTTGTTGGGTGTAGGTGGTGACGTTGTTGTCAAAAGCGTTGGCAATGACACCCCCTGCAGAGGTCGTGTACCCCCCGAAAGCGTTCGGAGTGGGGCGATTCATCTGCCGGTACAGGGCGTTGAGCACATCATTGGCCCCGATAGGCAGCGAATAGATGTACTTGTTGGCGTTCAGGCCAATAACTTCCTTTTTGACCGCCCAATACTGAATGCCAATGTTGATCAGGTTCGTCAAAACGAAGCCAAGAGACTCCCGAGCACTCAAAACTTGCTCAGAAGTCAGTTCTTCGGCCAGTTTTCCGCACCTTCTGGCGGCATGGTCGATTAGCGTCTGGACATTGAAGACTTGTCCGTAGGCTTCAGAGTAGGCCATTGAGTCTCCTTTAGAAGCCTGAGCACTTCCAACGCTTCATCGAAGCCCTTGCGCGGCTTCCAGGCTCGCTTTTTTCGGCAATCGGACGCATCCGGGCGCAGAAAGAGTCCTTCCGAGCCCCTCCTTGAGGCTGCGGAGCCTTCAAATTGCTGCCCGTCTCGCGGTTGTACTTCTCCCGACCCTTCTGGGTCAGGCCCGCACCCTTGGAAACAGGCAGTTTTTCGCCCCGACCAACGGCCAGAGAGACGTTTCCGCCGTCCTTCTTGCCCTGAGCGCGACGCTGAACATCGTAGGCGATGGCCACGGCCTGCTTCACAGGCTTTCCGGCCTTCACTTCCGTGCGGATGTTCTCCTTGAAAGCCTTCTCGGACTTGCCTTTGATGAGCGGCATGGTCAGGCCACCTGAATCATCGAAGCAATGATGGCCGGAATCGCAGGGTAAACAGGCGAGACACTGGCCGGGAGGTGCTCAATCGACACAGTTGTGGAAGTCGGAAGCCACACAACTTGGACATAGTCCGCAGCGTTGAGATCCAACAGAAAAGTCAGCGCGGCCACGTTGTATCCGAAGATGCTCGCGCTCTTGCGGGCCACAACCGTGTACTGCGTAGCGGAGTTCGCCAGATCAAGGCCGTTGATGCGAAGCCAGACCGTCGCGTCTTCCTGCGCGTTGTTCGTGTTCTTGAACTGGATGCTGAACTGCAGGTTGTACTTGCCCGCTGCCGGAACCGTGATTTTGCTGTTGTCCACAAGCGTCACGCCGTCGGCCACATCCACGGTGTTGAAAGTAACAACAGTTCCAGAACTGATGCTGCCGGTCTGGTCAGTGCTGTCGCTGAAACCACCATACGCTGCACCAAAAGCCCGCATGGTGGCCAGAGTTGCCTTGACGTTGGCCCCGCTCTGAACCAAGGGAACCAGTTCTGCGCCTGTCAGCGTCGCGGCTGACGGCATTGCGGAAATCTTTTGGTCGCTCATTAAGATGACTCCAAGATGATCTTGCTGTCGTCCTCTTGCAGGACATAGCCGGGAGAGGTCTCATCAGCGATGTAGAACGTCGTGACAGGCGCTGCGCCGTAAAGGTCAACAACCCCATCATCACCAACATCCTCACCGACACCACCCCCAACGGGGTTGACGGCGTTGACGTTTGCGCCAAAGCCGTCCGTCGTGTTGGCCTGATTGGCGACACCGCCGTAGCCAACGTGAGGCATCAGATCCCCGCTTGAATGAGTTTCAGAGTGGCGGTTCCGGTTCCAGAGTTCACAAGCACCTTGATGCCGGTGACCGGGAAAGCGTAGTTGCCATCCTGATTGGTGGTCTCGCCCGCAATCGTCGGATGCGAGAACCAAGTCGTGAACCCAACTGCGGGATCATCGAACGTATGCTGAACGGTGTAGTCCACAGTACCCGTCACGATCACACCAAAACCCACGTTGAACGGGGTGATGTTGGTGTTCATGACCAAGGAACTGCTAGAGCCCGTTCCAGTCTTGGAAACGGTTTGAACCTTCATGGTGACCCTTCAAAGAAAGCGAGGGCCGAAGCCCCCGCTCGTTTTCAGCACTTTACCGATCCGCCCCGCTTCTTGGAAGGGGTGACAGTTACAGACTTCTCAGTCTTGGTCACACTTCCAGAAGGAGCCTCCTTGCCCTTGAAGAGGCCTTTGGCCGCCTCAAACATCCGCTTTGGTGCGCCAAGGATGGCGTCACGCATCGCTTTGTTCTCAGCAGTCTCGGCCTTCTCGTAGTCGCGGAAAGCGCGTTCAGCATCGGCTTGCTTGATCGCAGATTGAGCCTCGGCGGGGATGCCGCCTTTGTTCATCTTGATCGAGCCACCGTGCTTGAACGTCCCCGACTGGAGATTGTTCTTCACAGACTTGGAAACGGGCTTGGCCGGGTACGCGACGGGACGACCAGAGTCGTTAACACTGCCCCCCGCCGCGAAGGCTTTTTTTGCGGAGCCACCTTTCTTGAAGCCGCCCGCATTGCCCTTCTTCACTTCACCCGTGGTGGTGTTGGTCACCCCAGGCTTGGAAGTCGAGACATTGCCTTCAACGCCGCCGCCCTTGGCATAGCAAGCCTTGCCGCCCTTCTTGTAGCCACCGGCATTCCCCATCTTGACCTCGCCGGTCTTCTTGGGGGTGTGGTGTTCACCTTCAGCGGTGACCATCTTGGTCTTGACGTAGCCTTTTGCGCCACGCTCAGACTCGGACACCGGCAGGATGCCACTCTTAGGAACAGCGCCGCCTTCCTTGAAGCCACCCTGACCCATCACGACGCCGCCGGTCTTCAGGCCCTTGTGAGCCTTGGACGCAGGCATAGCAGCGTGCTTTTGCAGAGCGGTGTCGCCACCTTCCTTCATGCCCATCATCGCAGCGCGACGAGCGGCCATCGTAGGCTTCTTGGGACGCATGGCAGGAGCCATACCACCGCGGGCACCAGGAG